CCAATTGTATATTTCAAGCCAATTTAAAAGAGCCTCGTCCACTATGAATGTAATAGTCAAGTCATCAAATTCCATTTTGGATGGAGACTTGATGGGCACAAACGGATTAGGCATTGAAACATCCGTGAGTGTTACAGAGGGTATGGAAGCAGTCTGACAGAAGTAAGTAGTATTCGGCAGTCTCGCCATAGAGAAACGAAAATAAGTAGGCAGCAAGGCACTGATATTTTCAGGATACCTGTTCTTGATGTCTGCGGGAATGTCAAATTCAAATGTGTTTGCCATACAAGTATGTAGAAAAGAACAGGGGAGGGCACGAAGCCCTCCCCCATGTCTTTGCTTGTGAGCAGTCTATTACGAAGCCACGCCGTGGAGGTTGTCCACGCGGAAGATACGGTAGTAGACATTTGCGCGAGTCTTCAGACCGCCGAAACCAACGGTGGTGCCTTCTGCAAAGGGGTTCGCGACCATGCCGTAGCGGGTCTTGAATGCCATCTTTGGTTGGAAGGTGTCGGTGGTAACAGCACGCATCATCTGAAGCGGAACATACGGGCAGTAGAAGATACCTGCATCGTATGGGCTGCTGCCCTTGTAACCCGTGCAAACAAAGTTGCTGGCACTGGTTGCAGTGGTGTCGATGTACGGATCAATGTAAACCTTGATCTTGCCGTTGAGGGTACCAGCAAAGGTATTGCCAGTGTCATCAACATCAAGGGTGGAGTTAAGAGCAGGTGAGATGTTCAAGAAACCACCCATTGCGAGGGCTGAAGCAACATCTGCGGAGCAGATGATGAAGTTGCCCTTACCGCGACGGGTATCCTTGGCGATCTGATTGCACTCACGCTCAATCTGGAACATCAGACCACGGAACTTTTCCGCGCTCCAACGACCATCAGAGTCCTGAATGAGATCGTACACGCCACCGACTGCCGAACCAGAAGCGGACAGACCACCAATAACGGTCTTGTAGTACAGGTCGGTCTGCTGTGCACCGAGTTTGGCTGTCTTGTACACAGTACGGACAACTTCGCGGTTGATTTCAGCAAGAATTTCCGTGCTGAGGATGTTCGCAAGTTCCGTCTCGGCATCAAGCCCGTGAACAGCCTTGAGATCCTGAGCAAGTTCAACGCTGTACGAAGCAGCAAGCATACGAGTTGCAGCCTGAACAGCCACGCGCTCGATACTGAATGCCATCTCGTTTGGTGTTCCGTCTTCGCCAACTGAAGTGCGAATAGCCGAACCAGTGGTGATACCGCTGACAAGAGTGGAATCGCCCAACTGTGAACCAGCAAACGGATCAACACCAAGGTTAGGACCGAATCCAGCAGTGTTACCTAGTCCCAAACCACCAGCAGCAGCACCCGAACCACCGCTACTGTTAGCGTAGGTCGAACCACTGTATGTGGTCATTGGCTCTTGGAAGAGAGCCTCGGTACCATTCTGTGCACCGTACTTGGTACGCATTGCAAAGATCAAGCCTGTCGGAGCCGACATAGCCTGAACGCCGCAGATGTCGTATGCCATGAGATTTGGCATGGCGCGACGAACCAATTGGATAAGAATTGGATCGTAACCCTGCATCGAAGCATTTTGACCACTAATAGCGGAGGACATACCGCCACCAGCCACATTGCCTGGTGCTTCAACGAGCATTTGCTCCTTGATTGCCTTCTCTTGGTTCTCCAAAAGAGTTGCCATTGTTGCACGCTTGTGAGCGTCCGTGATAGGACTCATGTCCTTGTGATCGAGAACAGGCTTCCACTTACGGATAGCCGCCTCGGTTAGAAACTTTTCTTCTGCCATGTTAGTATCTCCTTGAAACTGTTAAACAGTCTGTGACTGTGGTTTACTCTCGTGACTTGCTCATGGAGCGCACATACGCTTCAACGAGCGGGGTTGCTTCCGAAGCGTCTTCGTAGGACTCTTCGAGTCCTTCTTCCGATGATGCTTCTTCTGCTACTGTTCCGATGGATCCAATGTTCTCGCAGAGAACACCAATCTTTTCGGCAAACTGCTCAATCGTATCAAACTCTAGGTCTTCTGCGAGACGGCGAAGTTTTTCAACTTCAGTATCAGTCATTCCTTCGGAAATCTCGCGGAAGATGATCTCGCACTTGAGTTGCTCAACTTCTTCTGAGAGTTCCATGTTCTTCTCGACCTGTCCTTGAAGTTCGCTGTCGAGGGCTTCCGCCTGGTCAACAGTGGATTCAAACAAGTCGAGTTTGTCTTCAGGAACTTCAATGTACGACTCGGTGAAGAGTCCCTTGAGGTTCGAGATAAAGTTTTCGGTGTTCTCTTGCATCCACTCTTCAACCACATAGTTGAGGTAATCGTCAATGCGCTCAACGAGTTCTTCGGTAACAGCAACGGTGTGCTGCTCAAGAAGATCTTCGTATTGTCCCTTCAATTCCTCTTCGATCTGATAAACACGCTCTGCGAGGTGAGCCTCAAAGAGAGTGGCAGCAGAAGTCTTGAATTCTTCTGAAAGGTCTTCGCCTGTCAGCATGGCAGCAATATCTTCCTTGACGGTGGGCTTGATCTCAGGGATCTTGGTTTCAGCCTTGGCAGCAGAAGGTTTAGCCTTGATGGTGCCCTTGTTCTTACCACTAGCATCGCCAGTTGGTTCGATAATCTTAGCACCCTTCTTGTTCACATCATGGGTGATATTGGTGCTGGCGTAGTCGGAGACGGCTTCTTCCACTTCGGTCTTGCCCTTCTTACCAAACTTGCCCTTGAGGAATGCTGGCATCTTCTTCTTGCCCTTGGGTTCTTCTTCCTCTTCGGACTCTTCGTCCTCGGATTCGTCTTCGTCCTCTTCCTTGTCATCGCACTTGGCTTCGTCGATTTCCTCGACTTCAAAACCCTCATCAGATGAGGCATCCTCTTCCGAGGTGTCCTCGTCTTCAGTTGGATCTGGATCCTGTGCAGTCTCGGCTAGAAAGCCTTCGCCCAGAATTACCTTCTTGATGACATCTTCGATATTTTCTCTTGCCATGACTGTGAATCTCCTTCGTTGGAAATATGTAGACTACTCAGAGTTTTGAAATGAAGTCCGCGAACAAACGCATCGTTTGTTCTTCTAGTTTTCGTGACGGTGTTTTCTCAATGATTTTCTTGTATTCCTCAATCACAACAGGCTTGAGAATCCCGTTGTTCCAAATCCATTCCCGACCTTCCATGATTCCGTTCACGAAAGCGTTGGGTGCAGACGGATCTGCAACCACATCAACTGCCGCCAACATGAAATCTTCCTGAACAACATTCACCCCATCCTGTTCTTTAAGACTGCCCATACCACGGGAAGAAACGCCAAGTTTGGCTCCTTCTTCCACGAGGTTCTTGACAATCTTTCCGTATGGAGTATCGAGAATCTTAGCCTTGCCGTAGATGTCTTTTCCCTCTATACGCAAGTCCTTGATGATATGGGATACGCGCTCAAGGTTGACCGTTGGTCCTTCAGGGTGACCAAGTTCGCCCATTGCGCGATTCTGCTTTACATATTCGGTGTTGTAGCGATCAACTTCTTTGTCCATGACGGCAGAAGGATACATACGACCATTGCGGTTCTTCATCTCCGACTGCATGAACACGCCTTCAATGAAGTAGTGCTTCTGACCGTTCTTTTCTTCGGTGAGCCATTGAACGCTTTGGGTTGTTTCGGTAATTAGTTTCACTTCTTTTCCGCCTTGTCAACTGCACCAGCGGGTTTGCCTTTTCCAAGACGAACACGGTACGGATTGGCGGCACGAGCCTTGGCGTGTTCTTCTTCAGAAGCACCAGCAGGAACGCTTGTGGCGGGAGACTTTTTGGCTTCATTGAATATAGCATTAGCCACTGCGTAACGAGCCTCGTCCAAAGCAAGTGATGCCTTGGCGTAGAGCGACTTGAAGACCAATTCCTTGGCTTCAGCAAAACTCTTCTTCAACATTGCGCGAGCGATTCGTTTATTTGTGTCCATATGTGTCTACTCCTTTGCGACTAATTATTTAGTTTTCTTCGGTGCTTGACTCGGTATCTATTTCGTCCGAGTCCACATTTTCACCCCGAAGCAGACTATTTGAAACAGATTCCCGCTCTTGGGAGATCCGTTCGGCAATCTTGTCCTGTAGGGAGCACAGCACAGCGGTCTTGAATTCTTCAAATGAATGCAGCATTACGAGTTCCACTCCTTTTCGTCATCAGGGACGATTTCACCAATAGTTACCTGTGGTTGTCCGTCCCCACCCGCAGCAGGGGCTGGAGCAGGAGGTTGGGCTTGCTGCGCTTCAGGAGGAACAGCACCTTCAGGTGGAGCAATAACTCCTGAAGCCTTTTCTTCCTTGATCTGCTTGTCGATCTGCTCCACATCGTCTTCGGTTTGACGCAGAATCATCTTGCGTACCCATTCACGAGAATAGTACTTGCCAACAAAATCCTCTGCTTCCCGTGCACTGGCAAGACGATCTTTGAGAACTTCGCTTTCCTTGAGTTCGGAGAAATGCGAATCCTTTGCAAATTTGAATATTAGACGGCTTTCAATATCTGCCCACTCGTCCTCACGAATAACTCCCTTGAGAACCAACTGCACACGCAGCAGTTCAAGGAATACTTCAGAGAACTTCATGCGGAGTCGTTCAATGAACTTAAAGAATTTCACTTCATCGCGTGAAATCTCTGAAGACCTGCCCATGTTGAATCCAGTGGATTCTTCCATACGAGAGGTGGGAACATTAAGCGATTGAAAGAGTTTCTTTTGGAAGTACTTTACATCTTCCATTTCCGAAAGATTCTGTCCGCCTTCAAGCGTTGAGATTTCTGTGCCACGACCACCTTCGCGGCGGGGCATCCAAAAGTCTTCAAGCATGGACATATGCTTGCGTGAATCTGCAATCTCACCTGTCTGTGGATCGTACATGAGTTTGTTGCGGTACTTCTGCATGAGTCCACGCACATACTCTTCTGCCTTCTGCTTGGGAAGGTTACCTACATCCACATAGAACACGCGGCGTTCTGGTGCGCGAGTAATGCGATAAATCACCACTGCGTCTTCAATCATGCGAAGTTGATTCAAAGCCTTGATAGCCTTGTGCAGATATCCAATTACTTTCTTGCGATATCCGTCATACAGTCCGCTGTGAACAAAGC